AGTTTCTTGAGGTGTATATCTACCATCAGCAGGAATAGCTGCTATAGCTGCAGGTATGGCAGGAGCATTTTGAGCATTAATAGCTGCTAAATTTTGAGTAACATAATCCGGAGATACACCATACTCTTGTGCAAGATCAGCAGCTGTACGTGTTCCTGCATTAAGGTCGGCTACAGCTTGATCTACATCTGCTTGAGTAAATTCTTTAGTAGGTACATTTGCAGTTGCATTTATACCGCCTAGCTGATAAGTAACCCTACCACCCTTACGATAGTCTGCTCTTTTTTTGTATGCTCTTTTCCTAGCCATAATTATTTCTCTCTTTGAACACCTTTAAGTTTTTCTACAGTTCGCATACCGCCTAACCCAAGCATACCTAAAAGCACTGGCATCATAGTTTGTAAATCAATTAAGGGTACAACTATATCTTTTTCAGCTAATGCTAATCCAAAGTTAGCAAAAGGAATAATAAGAAAATTACCTACCATTCCTAAACAACAAGCCCATCCAATACTGGGCCTCCATCCTGCTACAAATAAACTAGAATGGGCAGCTTCAGTTTTATTAATTTCTAGTTGGGCTGTTATAGTTTCTTGAGCATGGCGTTCACTCATAGTCGCTATCTCATGTGCCAACATAGCGCGTTGATCTTTATCTTCTACAAACTTGTCTAAGATAGTTGACACAGGGCCAATTAATTTATCTACTAGTCCCATCATAATTTATATTCCTTTAAATTGCTATTGCTATAACAAGTACTATAGCAGTTGCAACCCCTGCATAAACTAAAACTCTATTATTTAAAGTAGAGCGTTCATCTAGTTTATTTTTAATACGTGTTAAAAAGTTTTGAAATCTTTCTAGCAATGCATTTAATGCAGTCAACATATTTATTCTCCCCATCCCATGTAAATCCCAACTGCTAATGCAGTCAGTAATGCTGTAGTAATTGTTCTAGTTATTGTTTGGCCTACTGTAGTCTTGGTAATCTTCCAAGTCTCTAGTAAACTTCGTAACTCTTTAACGTCATCATAAGCTTCTTGGTCTGATAACCCTACTTCTCTTAGAGCTTGTTTAGCTCCTTCTTGGGCTGCTTTTTGTATAACTAATTCTAATTCTACTTCAGTCATAGTAATTACCACTTTACCTTATCAGCCCAGTAAGCTGCACTCATCTTACCCTTTTTAATATTCTTGCTGTGTCGTGCTTTAAAACTCTTGCGCTTTGCTTTCATCTTAGCAGACTCACCTGCTTTAGGTTTACCTGCTGTGCTTGCTCCTTGTTCTCCAAAACGAATTATTTTTTCTTTGCCTTTAGCACAGGCTTTTACTACATGAGATTTTTTAGGGTGACTTGGAGTACGTTTAGGTTTGTTGCAAGCCATTTTCTTTTTACTAACAGGTTTTCTCGGCACGTTAGATGTCCTCTATATTTGCATGTTCAACAGTCATGTTGTGCTTATAAATTTCTAAAAGACCTATTAAAGCTTCTATAGGTAAACCTTTTTCTACATACTTAATAAGACAGTTTCCAATTTCTTCTGATGCTTCATTCAAAACTACATCTATAGAAATAGTTTTATTTGTATCTAAATAAATTACATTTTCATCCATGTGATAAAGCTCTATTAATTATACACCGCATATGCCTTTTCCCAAAGCTCAAAGTCTTTAGCGTATTTTATCATAATTGTATCAATTACATTATTTGATAAAGATTCTTGATAATTTATTTCTGCACCTGTCGATCTGACATAAATATTTTTATCTACCTTACCACCAAGCAATTTAATATCATTAATAGCATGATCGTGTAAATTTTCTGTATTCCACAACTTTGTATGTTCTGGATAATAACTTGACTGAAGTTTTCCAACGTACTTTGGAATTTCTTTTTGATCCTTCAAACAAGCTTTATAACAAAATTCATTTATATCTAAATTTAAAACAGACTCATTTAGTTTTTTTCTTTCATAAAAATAAGAAGAACACAGCCTATCAATTGGATTTCTTATCGTTGCAAAACAAGGCATATCCTGACTTATTTTTTTTTGACTAACCAAATCCCTAAATGAATAATGAACATTCCGTGGAATAAAATAATTAGGTATAGGCATTAACGCTGCTTGTTCTAGGTAATTTACAGGATAATCATAAAAATGTTTTTCCATATGTTTCCAAGAATTAAATACACCATCTAATTCAACTAAATCTTTTTCTGGGTCATACAAATTAGAGTTTAAAAAATAAAACAACCCAGATGTTGAAGCTGTTTTCTCGACTCTGATAAACACAAAATTATTTGAATTGCTAATCAACATTAATTATATACCGCATATGCTTTTTCCCATGCAACAAAATCTTTTGCATACATATCTAAAGTTTTTTGTTTTCTGTCATCAGATAAATTATTCATATAATAACTATTATCATTATCACTTTTTCTAATATTTATTGTAGAAGATACTGTGCCTCCTTTAGATTCTATAAAAGAAGTAGCATGATCTTTAATGTTTTCAAAATTAAATAATTGTACATGCTCTGGATAATAAGACGATTGAGCCTTTAAACTATTTTTAACATCGGGATCATTAGGAAACTCTACAAATATAAAATCCCATGAAGCATTAGGAGTGCCTACCTTGTTCATGTAATAAGTATCTAAAGAAGAATATATTCCTTTATTTTTTTTAATATCTATTTTGCGACGAACCTGCGCGTAGTAAAATAAAGAACTCAGCCAATCAACAGGATGTCTTATTGTTCCTACCCACGGCATATCTGCTGCTGCTAATCCTTCTTTTACTACTTGAGTATATGTTTTTTGTGCGTCTTTTAAAGAATTATATCCATATAGTTTTTCTGGTAACTCAGAATACTTTAAGTTATTGTTAGCATCGCTGTATTCTTTAAACTCTTGCCATGTCGAAAAACCACCTTCTAAAGTATAAACATCTTTATCAACATCAATAAGACCTGATTCTAAAAAATACATTTCAAGTGAAGCACCGCCTGTTTTTTGCGCTCTAGTAACAGCAAAGTTATTTGAATTACATATAATCATTGGATCACCACTGTATCGGTATCACTAAAAAATAACATTGTACCCTCACAAACTATATTCCACTGTTGTCCTTCTTGTTCACTTCTAGAAGGAACTTCAATAATAACATGCCTTGCTAACCACTCTTTATCATCTTGCAATACACGCCAAACGTGTTCAAGGGTTCCTCTTCCTTCTTGACCCCTTGATTGATTAAACCGTATTCTATACTTCAGGACGCGAAGGCCATGTAATGTTGTTAGGAAATCCTTCAGAGGTTTTAATGTTTCTTATTTTTTTTCTATACTCTTTAAACTCTGCTTGTTTTTCATTACTAATAGGAGCATCTTTTAACATAGTCCAATCTGTATCTTGCAAAATAACTTTAGCTTTATTCCATTCTAAATTAGAAGTATCAATAACATCTTTAGTTTCAAACCAACCTTGATCTTTAAAGTTATCACCTAACCATGACAAATCAGAAAGCTTATCTTTAACTGCTTCTAACCCAAAGATCGGACCCCAATTTTCAGGTAACGATGCAGATTCTAGTAAGACTTCATCAGTCGATATTTTCTTTAGTTTCCACATTTTCTTTTCCTATTAATATTTTTTGTAAGTCTTCTAAAAAGTTTGGATTAACAGAACCATTTTTTCTGTTGTCTTCTAAAAACTCTGAAAAAGGAGGCCAACCATTAAGATGTTTTTTATCTTCTTCTGTTGGTTCTCGCCATGTTCGCCAACTTGCAAAATCTTCTCTTGGTTGAATATGTATACGACAACCGATTGCAGCAGCCATTTGATTTATAAGTTCAATAACTTCAACTGGTTGATAAACATTCCACAAGTGTTGACCAAAAACACCACGCATTGCAATCTCGGCTGCACCACCTCCACAGCTTCCAACAGTTAATGACTGCGCTCTATTGTCATTTTGTGCTTCCATTTGTAATTGTCTTTCTGCTTTTAACAGAGCGCGTTTTTCAGAAATTTCTTTTTTTGTCATTGTGCATTCCATGAGATAGTTACTGTGCCACCATTCCCAACAACTACAGGATAATCTCCTGTGCTTACAGTTATACAATTAACAGCTGATGGATTTCCTTGGTTGCCGGGATTTCCTACATTACCGTATACAGCTTGACCGCCTGATCCGCCACCGCCGCCACCACCGCCTACTTCCCCCCTATAATACTGCTTACACATTCTTGAGCCACCACCACCACCACCGCCACCAGAACCCCCTAAAGCACCGGAGCGATAACCACTGGGTGGAGAAGGATTAGAACCACCCCAATTTACATGGTAATTATCAGGCTGTCCATGAGAGCCACTATTTCCAGAGGCTGAAGATAAGAAACCATTATTAGCATTAGTTGGATCAGTAACTGCCCCAACTCCTCCGTTTCCTCCTTTTATGTAAGGAGCTAGTGGAGAACAACAAAATGCAGTACCGCCTGTTACAACAGGAGATCGTTGTAATGGATAAGTACGACTATTACATTGATACGTTCCCTCATTTGCTGCACCTGCACCACCACCACCAGTACCTCCCCAACCTTTAGCCCAAGCTATTGAGATAGGGCCACATGAAAACGTAATGCAGGATTTTCCTCTTACGCCATATCCTCCCAACCGTCCTGCATAAAGAGTAGGGACACCGGCTCCTCCTGCTCCAGTAGGGTTAGTCGCATCCGCATTTCCTCCTACACCTCTGCAACCGGAGACAGGGCAAGATGAATGATTTGCTTGTTGAGTATAAGTAGTAGGACCTGCTCCCCCGGGATTTCCTGCATTGGCCCCGTGACCCCCTGTACCTGCTGTTCCTCCTGTGCCTGTATTTCCTACAGTAGTACAGAACACACTTGTAGGAGTTCCTGCATTTCCTGCAGCACCTCCGCTTGGAGCAAAATGAGCATTACCTCCTGCTCCTCCGCTAGAACCGGGCTTTGTAGCTGTGTTGGCAGCAGGAAAATAACCGGGAGTGCCACAAGGAGTAAAAGTTAAAGCCCCTCCATGACCCCCACTGCCCCCTGCTCCACTAGGTCCATCTCCCCCCGAAGTTCCACTATTGCCTGAACCTCCTCTTCCACAAATGCTAACTTTTGTTAATCCGGGGGGAACAGTAAAAGTTCCGGGGGAATTAAAAGTCTGCGACCCTGCTTCAACGGATACTCCTCCTCCAAAAAGACTACCTTTACCTGTTCCTATTGGCATGTTTTTCTCCGTGCAAATCCTAGTTTTTCTCTTTGATCAAATTTATAATTTTTATAAGGTCCATTTAAATTAACATAATGCAACATAAATTGTACGTTTAAACCCCCTTTAGGTAGAGGAGTTCTCCAATGCTTAACATCGCATCCTTTATAAATAACAGCATCCCCTGCCTCTAATTCAAATTTAGTAGGAGTGTCATTACCGTGTTGCATCCATAAAGGCCACCTATCTCCTAACCTTGCTACATTTACTGACACACTAATTTCACAACTTGGTCTATCTATGTGAGCTTTTAGTTCTTCAGTTTCTTGATAAACTCTAGCAAATGAGTAAGTTGGTTCTAAATTTAAATTAATTTTTTCTTCTACTGCAGATAAATATTCTTTTAATACAATCTCAATTAAAGGATCAGCATAATAAGCGTATGCAGATGCTTCTTGTTCTGAAGTAATATGAGAAGACCACTCGCCTCTAGCTATTTTATTTTCTAAATATTTAGATATAGTTTGTATTGTATTAGCATCAATAAATTCTTTACAAACTAAATAACCTTTATGATTAAAAATTAAATCATCATTCATAATGAAACCAACCAGTACTAATGTATTTAGCTTGATTACCATACACAGCATTTCCTCTATGAAGATGAGTAAAAGCAGCAGGCCATATAAGCATAGTATTTTGTCTTGGTTGTATTCTTGTTTGTTGATATAAAAATTCAGTCTCACCACAAGACTCTGGTGGTAGTGTATTTAGATATAACATGTAAACTAATGCTCGATTGTTACATGTCTCACCTGCACCTTGTTCCGCATGAAAAATATGATAGCCCCCACCACTTTCTGTTTTTTGCATTTTAAATGTTCTACATATAAGATCTTTATCTTTTAAAAATGAAAAGTTTTCAGCATATATATTAAAACACTCTTCTAATCCTTTCCAATATATAGGAAAGGTCGGTTCTTCTTTAAAAGTATTAAATGGTATGTTTTTACCGTTTACAAATATTTGCATATCTTTCTTTATATGAGAAGGTGCGTTCTCTGATTTTTTTCTTGTGAGTCCCCATTCATTATTATTTCTTTCAAATTCATTAATTAAATGGTTACAAAAGCCCTCTGGATAAACATCTGTAAAAGCACCTATAAAATCTTTACACTCATAGTTCATCTAAAAGGTTCTCCTGTAACCCACAAAACCATACTCTGTCTAGTGCCTTTAGTAACAGGAGTTACACGGTGTAAAGTATGAGATGGAAAAACTGTTACTAATCCTCTTTTTTTTGGCAAACTTTGTGGGTCTTTACTTGTTAAAATTTGCAACTCACCACCTTCATAATTATCTGGATTTGTAAGTTGCAAAACTAAAGATAATTTTCGACACGGACTATCTGATTTTCCGCTATCCAAATGCCAATCATATTTACCTTGATTGTGTTCAGAATAATTTGTTAACTGCGCTGCTTCTGAAAGACAGTTTAGATTGAATCTAAAAAATTGACTATTCAGAGAAGAAACAATATGAGAAAGTTTATTAAATATTTGTATATTTTCTTTCTCATCTTGTAGCCATGAAACTTCAGACACCCTATGTTCAGGATTATTTTGATTGTTTCCAATTAATGCAGCTTGTTTGTTATTCATAGCAATGTTTTGCAAATAATCAAGTTCTTCTAATGTAAAACCATCTTCCCACCAAGCAAACAATTCTACTTTTTCTGCATACGGAACTAAAGTTCTACCCATGAGCAAATCTCTTTTTTTGAGAAATTATAAAATGAATAAATTTTGTAGAGTCTTTTGCCATATTAGGTGTAAGCATGTGAGGCAACCAAGAATTAAAAAACAATACAGTTCCATCAATTACATTATTAAAATGAACTTGAGGTGTTGCTAAAGTTATTTCTTCACTAGGCATGTTTATTAAGTCTGCCATTTTTTTACCTGATCTTGGGTCATCAAACATTGGATACGATCCTCCTTCTTCAGTTTTTAAAAAGAAAAATCCTGATATTTGACTATCGCCATGAACGTGCATAATGTTACTACCTGTAAATGCAAACTCTTGACCCCACATTCCTGACAAATAAAACTCATACTCATCTGTCATGTAGCCTTGTTCTTTTAAAATAGAAACTGCTGAGTCTCTAAAGTAAGAAGCTAACTCTTGCAAATCAGGATCATGTATCATTTGATCAGTTTGTTTTACAAGATTATCGTCAACTTCTTTATAATATTTTTCACAATTAATTAAAGTATCTTTAACCCAATGAGGCTTTTCATCTCTATAAATTAATGATGGAAAATAATTATATTGCTCCACTAATCAGTTACTACTTTAATTAAATCCGCTGCAATAGCAGTTATATCAGCTATTTTAATTTCTGTACCTGCATCTGCAATTTTATTATTTTCAACAGCTATTTCTTTAGCCATTCGTACTGCATCTATTTTAAAACGTGTGACTTCTGTAGAATTTTGAGCATCTGCTCTAGCTTTTGTCATTGCTGCTTCAAAGTCTACCTGTGCTTGTTGCTCTGCTGTTAATGCCATTTTAATCTCCTATTAGTTATATAAATCTTTGGCAGGAATTGTAACATAATATGTTGTACCACCATCGGGTGTAAAAAAGAACCATATATCAGTTTTACTAGCTGCAGTAGTACGGCTTATTGATCCTCCGGGATATTTAAATGTGCCTCCTGCTAAAGTTACTGAACGATTTGCTGTGCTATCATTTGTTAAAACTAAAGTAAATGAACTAGCTCTATTACTAACACTATTAGGAGTAGCAAGTGTAAAAGTGCAATTACCATTAAGTGTGGCAGTAAATAAATTACCGTCATTTAAATCTATTGTTTGCGATGTACCAGTGTTTCCTATAGCTACAACTTTATCAGAAAATGTACCAGAAAAATACTGATTACTATCAAAAGGAATAACTAAGTTTGCTCCTGAGTCTTGTATACCAGTAGTAACTTTAGGAGTTGTAAGTTCTGCACTAGTGCTTAATGCCATATTACCAGTGCCTGTAGTACCTGTAACTCCGTCTACTAAATTTAATTCAGTTGCCGTACTTGTAACTCCATCAAGTATATTAAGCTCTGCTGTAGTGCTTGTTACACCATCTAAAATATTAAGCTCTGCTGCAGTGCTTGTTACACCATCTAAAATATTAAGCTCTGCTGCAGTGCTTGTTACACCATCAAGTATATTAAGCTCTGCTGCAGTGCTTGTTACACCATCAAGTATGTTAAGTTCTGCTGCAGTGCTTGTTACACCATCAAGTATGTTAAGTTCTGCTGCAGTGCTTGTTACAGCTGTACCATTTATAGATAATGCATCAGTTTCT